ACGGTATTTAATTGATAAAGAATTGCTTGCCTAACTGCCGATCCTAAATCGACTGGACTACTCATAATGTCGCTCCCGGCAATAATGTAAGCTCTAAACTAGACGACCATAAAAAACCGAAAGTATCGCCTTCGTGTCTTATATTCTCTACTCTCATCGGGCTTTTAAATCCCAAATGTGTCGAGGTAAGAATAACAGAATTACCTGGCAAAATTAAAGGGTTTAACGCGACATTAACTTTATAACCGACTGGCTGAGATGGTGCACGTGCTGGTGCTAATGGACTTGCTAAAGGTTGGTTAGATGTTGGTCGCCATAAATCTACTCTCTTATAAGTAAATCGCTGAGGTATACCTTGCATACCAGTAGAGGCATTAATCTCGAATGGAGGTTGAATTATCGTTCCATCGTTAGGTATAACCTGAAGCTCATTATTCTGAATGCTCCACTGTAAATTAAGGTAATTGCAAACTTTAGTTAAAGAGTCTTTTGCCATCCCTGAACATTCTAACCCATTAAAGTGAACTAAATTGGGAGAGGCAGCATATTCTGCGATCGAGATATCCATTGCTTTTGCGATATCTTCGATAATAACCCTTGCAGGAGTGTTTGGAGCCCACGATCTAGTATAACGATATTGGTTTATATAACGCTCTCCATCACCACATTCTAAGATGGTAACAATTTCAGGAAGATCATAAACGTGCTGAACACACGTTGTATCACCGATAAATAAAACCTGCTTACCTGCCCCCCTCTGATATCCAGCATATAAAGTAACCTCATCGCCATAATTGATAATTTCATTTCTGTGATTTTGAGAAAGGTTCCATATTTTTATGATAGCGGTATTAGTAGTCCATGCCAGAGATTTAAGAATCGAAAAACTAACTCTAAGACCAGAAATAAAAATAGGAGGTTCTCTAAATGTGAAATCTGCATTTCTTATTCTTATCCTTAAACTAGCTTCACGAAGAAATTGGGTCACGCTAAAGCCTCCAATTCCCCTACTTCGTAATAGATAAGTTCATTCGTCTGTCCCATATCGAATCTTTGAATATCGTTCCATTGATTGATAATATTCTGACAAACAATATCTCCCGGTGGCATTCCTAAGACGGCCGAAAACTGAGCGGTTAAATCATAATTAGTAACCACTTTAATCCCTAAAGCTATTGGTTGATTATTTCTATCTAAGATAGACATTACCCAATACTGATTTAAAGCATTCCACTTGAAAAATAGGTTATAGATTATGCTAGAGAGATTTATTTGAGCTTGCCATGCAGCTGGCTCTTTAAAGGGTATAATCTGCATTATGCTACTCCCGCAATCAAAGGAAGATTTTGAAGTACGTTAGGAAGAATTGAAGTTGGAATAAATTCTAAACTTTGAAACCCTACACTTACTTGTGAGCTAGCTTGATCTTGAAGGCTATAAGCAGGATCGTTTTGTATAAAAGGAATATTATTACCTTGTGAAACGATAGCTCTAGGCGTATTATCCCTAACGCCGTTGAAAACATTTCCGGTATCGGATGGTAATTGAATTTCGTTATCATAAATAATTCGTTGTAGTTCAATATTGAATGTTAAAGTTTGACCAGTCTTTACCGTTCTAGGAACATCGAGAGAGGTTATCGCCATATTTCTATAAAGCTTTATCCCTGTCACCACATTAACTATCTGACGTCTTTCAAAGATTGCGATAAGAGAGTTAAAAGCTGATATCGAGCGATTGAAAGGGGCAAATAAAGTTAAGGGAGTGTCGGTGACTAAACCGCTTAATACCACTATATCAGGCTGCTTTATAATGTGGTCGCTTACGATCGTTCCGACTTCCACGGGATAATAAGTAACCCTAGATGAATATTTGTGCTCTTCAGAAACCATTGTATCGAATGTGACTATACCGACATCTGGCGAATTAATTGAACTTTGAGCATATTTTTTTCCGTAGATTAGAGATAAAACCATTATTCCACCGTCGGATTGTTATTGATGACTTCCCTATTTTTTTCAAAGTAGAAATCATTCATCGTCTGTCTTAAAGCTTCACCCATCCATTCTACTTGATTTTGAGGAGTGCCGGGAGGTACATTTAAATTAATATTGTTACTTACATTATTTGTATCGTTTCTTTCCTGAACTCTTTGCATAACTCTTTCATCGGCAGCCCTGAAAAAGTTCTTAGCATAGCCGAGAACACCCAAAACCTCTTCGCCATTCTCTCTCTTCATCGCATTAGAAAGAGTATCTAACCCTAAAGTGCTTTGTACTGCATCTGCGATAGCCTCGCCAACGAAATCGACTGCCGCTAAAAATCCACCCTCTTTACCTTTTTCTATAATTGTATTTAATCCGCTAAAGGATTTATTAAGCTCTGGAATAACTATTGAGCCTAAACTATAGACAAGCTGAGAAAATTCAGTGTTTAACTTAGCTAGCTCTACTTGAAATTTAGCTCCGTTTTGAGCTAGTTTTTCAGCCTTTGAAGCCGCTTCAGTTTCATTATCTATTAACTTAATTATCTCATCATTGCTAAGCTCTAAGAATCTTAAAAACTTTCCAGCATTCTCTGCACCGATACCAGGAATTTGTTCTAAGATTCGCAATTGATTCCCTCGGTCCCCTACCTCTTTAACCGCCTTAGCTAGTTCAAGAAACAATTCCTTTGTCGATTTAATCTGATTATTTATATTCAGAATATTGAAAAGACCTTTCGACTCCCTTGCTAAATCTCTTAAAAAGCTCGGTTCTCCGAACTCTAATTGCTTTCTAGCGGTCGATAATTCTTTGAAAAAATTTCCGAAAGTATTTTCTGGAATGGCGAATTTAGAGGCTGCCAATTGCATAGCTTTTAAATTCGTTACAGATTCGCCAGAATAGTCTGCGATGTCTTTAGTCTGTACTGCTGCATCCGCAAGTTCTGCGACGAAATCTATCGTCTTTTTAACTAAAGCGCCGACAACACCGGCTGCGATAAGAAATCTAGCACGAAATCCAGTTATAGCCCTTTCGAACCGATCGAGGTTTGTACGGTCGAATCTAAAGCTTAAACGTGTAACTAACTCCCTTATCGGTGCTGACATTGAGCTTTTCTCCTAGCCATTTCGGATAAATCTTGCTGCATATCTAATAACGCATTGGCTCTCATAACATCATCTAAATTCCAAAGCGTCTCTAATTCTTGTAGCGATGTTATTTTCTCCAGTATCAATCTCCAGATAGATAGCTCGTCTCTTAATTCCTCATGAAGCTTTTTTTCATAGAGTCCTTCGGTATCGGTAATTCTTGTGTGCATTGGCTGCCAATACCGAACATCAGAAAAAAATTTGAGAAATTCACCTCTATTACAAACCAAACGACTTGATAAAGCGTTGCCATATCTCCTGCAAATTCCATATCGATTATTGCGGGCGTTAGCTCAATATTGTTTTTTCGAACTCCAATAAGTAATTCAATTATTACGGATTCGAGCGCGTTCTCATCTATATGATTCCCTAGAGACTCTACACATTTAACAAGATCGAGTTTTTTTTGATCTTCAGAAATTCCTTCAGAAGCGATAAAGAAAGTAGCAGCGACAGGGCCGAATAATTTAATTAATCTAGCCTTTAGTCGAATTGCTCTTCTAGCTGGTAATTGTGTGACAGTGTAGACCGCACCATCAATATTTTTCTCTCTAGTTTCAATCATAAACTTCCCAGTTTAATTTTATTAAGATTCGCTATTTGAGCCAACAAACATATCGGCTTCGTCTAATGTAAGAGACCAAACGCGATCTGTAATTGCCTTATCGAAAGTTGAATTAGCATACTGGTTAATCCAGCATCTACCCCCGAAATAAACTGAATTACCGCTAAGGTCTTTAACAAGAATGGGGAATACACCTTGATTAGTAGCTTCATCGATTGCCATAAATCCACTCAAAACATCATTTGATGGACTACTTTGTTTCAGGGTTAAGGTAAGTGTTCCACTAAAGTTATTTGTCTTTCCTCTAGTGACTAAGCCATCGGCTCCAACTACCGTATTCCACGTTGGTTCATTTCTCACGATTTCAAGGAAGGTTCCATCTGAAAATCCAGACATGGGAACGCCACCAATGGTGATAATTACTTCTTTCGGATCGTAGGTTCTTACTGACATATTTTCTCCATGTAAAGCGGATTTACATTACTAAACTGAAACGGTTCCAGTGATATCAACTGCTTGGATAGCACCAGCCAAAGTGGCTTGGAATATGACGTTTCTTAATATTCTATTAGCCTTATCTATTGACGAAACATTGGCAGCCAATGGCACGGTAATAATGTAAGGTGGGTTTGCGGCAATAAAGTTATTAGCTATCCCTAGTTCAAGAACAGCCCTGATTTCAGATTCAACGGCCGTAATACCCTGATCTGTGTAAGGCACCTTTGGATTAGAAACCAAGATCGAATAAACGTAGGATTGAATTGTTGAAGTTAACCAGTCCACACCGCGGATAATGTCGATATATTCACCAACGGCTACAGTCCCATTTTGGGTAATTCCAACGCCTCCAATATATTGATAAAGGTTTGCATTCTTAGCAAAAGCATTTGCTTGTTGAGTAGAAGAAACGTCAGTATAAGGGATTGAATTAAGAGTTTTAAAAGCCCAAGTTTCTGAGCCAGGTTGCAGCGGTAAGCAATTTCCAAACCAAGCGCATTCTGGATAATCTTCATTAGCATCTTGATGGTACATTACGAATGATCTAGCATAACCAGCATTGAAAAGAATATAGGCGATAGAGGTGCTATCGAATCCTGATCCAGTACCGGGGGGAAGATTAATAATATTCGCATCGTTAGACGCTGTTCCGAAGATTTTAAGCTGAGTTTCAATCCAAGCTGCAATAGCTTGAACTGTTACAGAAGTTCTATCGGTACAAGCGAGAGCGTACCATCCATCGTTAACGTTTTGGATTGCTACAAGATCGTCGACGACACCCGCGCTTGGAGTATAAGGACCGATTATTAATCCAGTCTGTACTAACATCGCTTCGAAAGGATTTACCTGAACCACGAAAAGATAGGTATTATCATTTGAAATAATCTCAAAACTTCCATTCGAATTATCCGAAGCTGTTACTGGAACCGCTAAAGGTGAAGCGTTAATCAAGGTTACTAAAGCCGAACTGATTTGATCGTTGCTAGTTACGTTATAAGGAGCTTGATAAGTGAATGGAGTACCCTGAATAATCACTGTATAAGCTTGATTCGGGATTGCTTGAGTAATAGTAACCCTAGCTTGATTAACCGCAACTAGATTAGCGACGGAAACGGAGACAGTATAGGGAACGCCAGAAACGTTAGCAACGATTGAATATTGGCCAGCACCATTATCAGTCGAGCTAACACCCAATGCGGCATTTGTGATAGCCGTAGCCATCGCATTTGCGATTGTGATATTAGTAGTCGGCTGTGTGGTGTTAACAATTGCCGCGGTAGCTTGAGAAGCTCCTGCTGTGACTACGAAATGAGTTATCAATCCAGCTTGGTTTGGATTCGATGTCACGGTGATAACGTTATTGTTCGGTCCTCCGATATCAACATCGGCAACACCTGGACTATAACCAATATTTAAAGCCGTTTGAATTGCGGTTGCGATTGTGGTTAGGGTAACTAAAGAACTTGTGGCGAAAGTAAAAGGAGAACCTGAAAGAGGTGTACCGTTAACTGAAACCGCAATCGAGTTACTCGCTACTAAAGGACCATCTTGAGTTAAAGATGATAAAGTTGGCTGACCTGCACCAGAAATAGAAATGCCATTAATTATCGAGCTTGTAGATGGAGAGTTAAACACAACGGTTATAGAATCTGTACCAGGTGTTGAAGTTGTAAATCCTAACGCATCGATAGCTGCCGCGATTGCTGTTAAAGTGTCTGCTTGGTTTGTTGTCCAAGGCACACTTGCTGATGGCTGATTATTAACATTGACGACAACACCGGTTAAAGAACTGGTAAAGTCTCCACTAAAAGTAATAATCCATGTTACGATACCGCTTAAAGTCAAAACAGATTGTTGAACGCTAGTCGTAGACGGGATTGTAACATTAGTTCCGTTAATCGTCGTAGTATAGTTAAAGCCCGGTAAAGCGGTTTCAACGTCAACAGAAACGGTATCGACAGTTCGTCTTCCAATATAAATATAAGGAGGTGTGATAGGTTGAGAAAAGATATCTTGAGCAGCGATATATTCTAATTGGCTAGGGCTAAAATCGGCTGCGACTTCTGCAATACTAGAGTATTGACGGATTAAATCATTCCAATTCTTGAAAGTTCCCAAGATCATTGGAGTTCCGAAACCAGCTTCAGAAACCGATTGTGTTTGTCTGCTAATTTGTACGTTTACAATATCGCTTAAAGGCATAATTTCTCCTAGGTTGGAGGTATTGTGTAAGTTCGATCTATTATTACCGACCCGTCGGCATTTAGGTATTTTTCTTCGTAAACCACCGTATCAATCACCCCTACATTATCGGAATAAATATCGGCCATTCTAAAGAGAATATCCATCGATCCTCTTTGCTCATAACGAGAGTCCACTAGTTCGGTAATATCGTTAATTGGAAACCAGTTAGCAAAGACGATTCCATTTGCTCTTAACGTATCTAAAACGCTTTGAATTTGCAAGGAAGTTCTCAGATTTTGCAAAACAGTTATAGGGTCGCCGCCGTAAGCGTTAATCTGTAGTGTAAATTCCCTATCACCTACTTGCTGCGAACTTCCGACGTCATCTAAAGGGCTCTGAACGAAATCCCATCCTATCTGAGTTACAGAGGAAATATAAAGTGTAATGTAGTCAACAGTAGGGCGTGGAGAGTTATTATACAGGTAAATAACAGGCATTCCGCTACTGACATTGGCTACCACCCAGTTATAAAGACTTGTTCTTACGGAATTAAAATCTATAGTCATCGCTTTCCGTGTTGTTAAATATTATATAGCAACCAAATAATCCATTTAATATTAATAAAGTCGCCGTAATATAACATTCATTTTCATAACAAATGAATGAAAGAAAGAAATTAATTACCGTCATTATGAAATTTAAATAAGTCATGGCAATGGTGCTAACCTCATGGCTATATATTTATAATGGTTTGTAACATCAAAATTCATATTGTTTTGCCATTCGAACACTTCTATAACCTCAAAAACAAGTCCAGCAAAACGAGAATCCAAGATAACTATTTGATCAGGATTTTGGGTTGTTAACGCATTTATTTCGGTCGACGTATACATTTTATACGTTTCTTTATCCCTTCTAGCTTCTGGAACTAGCTCAACCTCTTTTCCTTTTGTTGGTTGTACGCTAGCAGTAGCATTTATTATAAAAGGAGAGTTAAGGATGACGATCGTAGGCTGACTAATTCCTCCGTTAATCGTAAATAGAGATACAAAAGAAAGATTAGGCTGTAAAGGAACAATTGTAATCGTAAGAAAATCAGGTGAGATATCAACGGAAGAAATATTGGGCTGCAACAGGATTTCAGCCTGAAGCAAGCCCATTGTTGTAGCAGCATTAGTGGTGAAAGTAATTGGTGATAGGCTAACTCCATTTAACGTCAAATTGATAACGTTTCCTACAATCACCGACGTTGATAAAACTATTTGAGAGCCTTCCTGCCACTGTCCATTCAAGTAGAAGCCTTGTGTAAAGCGTCTAATTTGGATGGGCATGCGAAAGACTTCAAACGGTGATGTCATTTGGATTTTTTATCCTTAACGGTTTTAACCGCTTCTTTAAGGGCTTTTTTAGGTAAAGAGGTTTTACCTTTAGGCTCTTTTAATTCTCTTTTTTCTTTAGAGTCTGATTTCTTAGCTTTCATATTATATAAACCTTATGTCTAACAGATTGAATCATTTGCCCAAAGTCTATTAAGGGCTTTGAACTTCCCTTGATAGCGATTGTCCGCGGTGAGTTGGGTGGAAAATGAATTGCTCTTATCTTCTGCTGAATTAAACCGACACCGAAAATCCCTAGTCTATCTAAAGACTTTCGAATGGTAGACATCCCAGATAAAACATTGTCATATTCGACGTTCACCGCATTCTGAATTCGGTTGATATTCTCATCGAAACTCGTTCTCATAAAAGGGCGAGCAGGAATTGTTCTCGTACCAAATTCATTTTGCGCTGCTATCTGCGCTTGAGATAACCCAGCTCTTTTCGTTCTATTGCCTTTTACTTGGGATTTCGTCAAAGCTTCTTGCTGAAATCCAAAGGTGACATAAGAGGTCGATAATTGCTCTATCTCTTTTAATTTTGCATCGTAAGCTTTTCGATTATCTTCAAAGCTTTTTGGTGCCATTACCCACCACAACCACATCCGCCGAAACCAGCGTTTCCAAAACCCCAACCACCACCATCGTTGCAACCCATACCAATAGGCATTCCCTGAATAACACCACCGAAAATAACGGGGAGATTCGTAGGAAAAGCGCCGATAACAGTTCTCTTCACTAAGTCTAAATAGCTTCTGCCATAAGGCGTGAGCAATAAAGCATTCATGTCGGGGCTAACGTTATATCCAAGTGATAAATCACCCTCTTTGATATCGCTATTAACCCCTATATTAGGGTTTAAGGATAGAGTTAAATAATGAGCCATGAGAAAGGCGTAAATTAACACCCCGTTACACGCAAGAAAGTTATTATTGACTTGACCTTCTAATAACGTGTAAAGGGTATTATATCCTGCTAGGACAGTTGGATCCACACTATAAAACTGTGGAGCGATAACAAACATTGCACTAATAACGGTATTAGGAGAAATGTTCAATTTCGGCCTGTTCCTTTGCCTTTGGCGGATTTTTAATATTATCCAATTGAGACTTGGCAGCAACTATAACCTTTTCGCGTCCATCGCTCTGGATAATCTTTTTTAATAGCTTAGTGTCTATAATCTTCGGGATATATTCGAGCATTTCATCAATACTTCTCTTCCCGTCCTTACCAACATTATCTTGCAAGATGACAACCTTACCTTTAGAAATCCAGCCCT